TATAGGAACTACCTTTATAGATAATGTTTATGAAGTGGCTTCAGTTTCGGTTGCAGAAACTTCTACTCCTGGTATTGCTAATACTTATGTTGCGAGAGTAACAACTAGTGTTTCTAGTTTCAATTCCTTATCTGGAATGGGAGTAAGTGAATTCTATGGTAATTTCTCATGGGGTAGAATCGTCTTAGGTTCTAGAACCTCTCCTAAAGCATTTACTGCATATACAGAGAATGGATTTACTGGACTTTCTACATCTGCTCTTATTACAAGAGTAGCACCTCTGAAGTCTAGAGATTATTCTGCTTAATAAACTTAATAAATAACTAAAAAAATTGTCAAAATGGCCGCAATTATAACCGATCAACTTCGTATATTAAATACTAAAGATTTTGTTGCTAGTGTAGCATCGACAACTAATTCATATTATACGTGGATCGGTTTGCCAAATGCAACACAAGTTGATCCTAATTGGAATTCTACTCCTCCAAATCCTAGAGATTCTTTTAACGAAGAAAATAAGTATTGGGATACTATGATTGCTTTGAAAAAAGTAACATCTTCTGATGTTCAACAAGTAGTTCCTAAGAATACTTGGGCATCTGGTATTACTTATGATATGTATAGAAATGATATTAGAGCAGAAAATCCATCTAAACCATCAAATGCTATTAGTTTATATGAGGCAAAGTATTTTGTTATAAATTCCGATTTTAGAGTTTATATTTGCCTTCAAAATGGAACTGACCCTGATAACACAGAAGGAAAAGCATCCCTAGATGAACCAACTTTTACAGACTTGGAACCAAGAGCGGCTGGAACAAGTGGTGATGGTTATATTTGGAAGTATCTCTATACAATTAAACCTGGACAGATTACAAAATTTGATTCTACAAATTTTATGCCTGTTCCGAAGGATTGGGCAACTAATTCTATTGATGCTCCTGTAAGAGATAATGCTGCAACAAGTGGTCAACTTAAAATTGTTACTATTACAAATAGAGGTGCTGGATTAGGTACTGCAAACCAATCATATACAAGAGTACCTATTCAAGGTGATGGAACAGGTGCAGAAGCAACTGTTGTTATTAATAGTGCATCTAAAGTGGAATCAGTAACTGTTTCAAAGGGAGGGGCTGGTTATAGTTTTGGTACTTTGGATGTTATAGCAGGTGGAGTACCAGCAGGAAGTACGGCTCCTGCTTTCAATGTTATTATTCCTCCTGAAGGTGGTCATGGTGCTGACATATATCGTGAATTGGGTGCTAAAAATTCTCTCATATATTGTAGAATTGAGAATGATACAGGAAACCCTGATTTTATAACAGGGAATGAATTTGCTCGTGTTGGAATTGTACAGAATCCAAAATCATATGGAACCAGTTCTAATTTGGAAATTGATAAAGCAAGTGCTACATATGCTTTAAAACTGACAGGAGTAGGTGCAAGTAATGCTACATTTACTGCTGATGATTTTGTTACTCAAACTATTGGAATAGGATCTACTGCAGTTGGTAGAGTTATTTCTTATGATCAAAATACTCAAGTTTTGAAGTATTGGCAAAATAGAACTACTGCTGGATTTAATACTAATGGTACTGCTAATACGGATCCAGAATATGGATTTAAATTAAATAGATTTACCAATAATATTACTGCCAATCAAGGATCGTTAAATATTACTGGTGGATCCGTTACTTTGGGGATTCATAGTTCATTTACAGGTATATCTACCGTAATAAATAGTAAAACCTATTATCTTGGACAGTCATTCACCAAAGGAGTGGCAAATCCAGAAGTTAGAAAATATTCTGGAAATATTATTTACGTTGATAATAGACCTTCAGTTACTAGGTCTACTAATCAAAAAGAAGATATTAAAGTCATTTTGCAATTCTAAAGAATCATGCCACAGGAAACTAATCTAAACGTCGCACCTTATTTTGATGACTTTAGTGCAAATAATGACTATTATAAAGTACTCTTTAAACCTGCTTATCCAGTACAAGCAAGGGAGTTAAATAATCTTCAATCAATCTTACAAAATCAGATTGAGAAATTTGGGCAACACTTTTTTAAAGAAGGTGCGAAGATAGTTCCTGGTAATACAAATTACATAAGTCCTTATGATTGTGTTCAATTAGAAAATGTATACTTAGGTATTCCTTTAAGTGATTATATTAATCAAGTAAGAGGGGCAACAATTACTGGATTGACTTCAGGTGTAACAGCTGTTGTAGATAAAATTCTAATAGGAAGAAATTCAGAAAAA